TAACCAACGTGCTGAAATTGAGCAGAACTCCGCTGCCGAAACGGCCAAGATTAAAAAAGACCTAAACCAAAAGGATATTGAAGACCGCAAAATGGTTAACGATGCCTATATGAATTTAGCGCAACAATCAATATCTGCTCTTACTTCTATTTCTGAATTGTTTGCGGGAGGTAACGAGGCACGTCAACGTAAGGCATTCCAACTTAATAAGGCGTTGCAAATTGCAGACGCTACTATGGCTACTTATACGGCGGTTGTAGGTGCGTTAGGCGCAAAGGGTGCCGATGGCTTATTACCATTCCCGGTACGGGTTGCCAACGCCGTAGCCGCCGGGGTTATTGGTGCCGCCAACGTAGCAAAGATTGCAGCTACAAAGTTTAGCGCATCAGAATCACCTACCCCAGATACGACCGCACCGGATATGGGTTCCGCTGGGGCTTCTATGACCCCGCAGTTTAACGTAGTAGGCCAAGGTGGAGTAAACCAATTAGCCGCAAGTATTAACGGGCGCAATCAGCAACCCATTCAAGCATACGTGGTAGCGGGTCAAGTTACAAGCGCACAACAGTTGGCAAGACGCAGAGCAAGAACAGCAACATTCGGATAATGAAAAAAGTAATTGAACTTGTCCTTGAGGAAACCGAAGGACTAAACGGCATTAATGCAATTTCTATCGTTGAGCATCCAGCGATTGAGGAGAACTTTATTACCCTTGCAAAAGAGTACGAGGTAGAGTTCAAAGCACAAGACGAGGAGAAACGTATACTTATGGGCGCAGCCCTTATTCCAAACAAAACAATCTACCGCAACCAAGGCGGCGAGGAGTTTTACGTGTACTTTTCTAAGGATACGGTACGCCGTGCGTCGGAGTTATTTTTGATGCGTGGGTACCAAGGCAATACCACGCTGGAACACGCCGCAGAATTAAGCGGTTTGTCGGTGGTAGAATCTTGGATTGTAGAAGACCCCAAAAAGGACAAGACGGCTATCTACGGAATGGAATTACCAGAAGGTACGTGGATGGTTTCTATGAAAGTCAACAACGACGATATTTGGAATAACTACGTTAAGACCGGACGGGTTAAGGGCTTTTCTATTGAGGGCTATTTTGTTGACAAGATGCAAATGGAATCCCACCTTGAACGCATCGAGGAGGAGGAAGCAGAGTTTATGCTTTCTAACATTATTGCCAAGATTAAAAAGGATGGCCGCTTAAAGAGCAAGAAGCGAATCGAAATGGAATCGTACACCGACTACCCAGAAGCGGTACGCAATAATGCTAAGAAAGGAATCGAGTTAAACGAGAAAGGCGGGAATAAATGCGCCACGGCAGTCGGTAAGATTCGAGCGCAACAGCTCGCAGACGGACGGCCTATCAGCGTAGAGACCATTACCCGTATGTACTCGTACCTATCAAGAGCCGAAGCATACTACGACGAAACAGATATGCAGGCGTGTGGTACTATATCATTCCTATTGTGGGGCGGGTTAGCCGCCAAGCGTTGGGCAGAGGCCAAACTTAAAGAATTAGGTAAACTGAATCTTGCGGTTGGCGTGCCTCACTACACCGCAGACGGAAAACTTTACACGGGGCCAACGCACAAAGACGCAGAGGGCAACCTAATGACTGGAGCTACCCATACGGAAGATAGCGAATACCTATATCACAAAGAAGACCTAAAATCAAAGAAATGAAACAGACCCCAAGCCGTTCCTCCCCCAAAGGAGACAAGCGTGGCTGCTTGTGCAAGAATAACACCTATTCCAAGAAGTGCTGCGACGGAAGTTTGCAAGCGCAGGGCGTAGGCGTTACCGTAAAGGTGCCAGTATAAAAATGTAACAAAATCAATTAAAGAGTAATTTGAATTATGAAAGCAACAGAAATTTTCCAGAAATTCTTTGCCGAGCTGTCCGCAGTTGAGACCTCCGAAGTTGAGTTGGCGCAAGCCAAGCTCGATAACGGCACCGTCTTGGAAGCTGAATCATTTGAGGCAGGCCAACCCATTTTCATCGTATCAGAGGAAGACCGTATCGCAGTCCCAGTCGGTGAATATCAAATGGAAGATGGCCGCATCTTGGTTGTAGTTGAAGAAGGTGTTATCGGTGAAATCAAAGAAGCAGCAGCCGAAGCAGAAGAAGAAGCCCCGGAAGTAGAGGTCGAAGTTGAAGCAGCTGCCGAACCTACTATGGAGGACAAAATCAAGGAGGTAGTAATGCCTATCCTTGAGGAGATGCGTGCAGAGATGTCCGCAATGAAAGAGGAGATGGGAGCGTACAAAAAGAAGCAGGAGATGTCCTCGGATATGCCTGCTGCTATGCCTATCCGCCACAACCCAGAAGCTGCCCCCGCTCCTGCACGAGTTAACCTCGCACAGAACGCACCGGAATCTTCTATCGACCGAGTTCTCGCACGTCTTAACAAATAAAATCAATTCTAAAAAATGGCTACTACTACTTCAATTACCACAACGTATGCTGGCGAGTTTGCCGGTAAATACGTTGCCGCCGCTCTTTTGAGCGCACCTACCTTGGACAAAGGCCTTATCGAGGTTCTGCCCAACGTGTACTACAAATCAGTTATCCAAAAGGTTGGTACTGACGATATTTTGAAGAACGCAACTTGCGACTTTGACCCAACGTCTACCGTTACCTTGACCGAGCGTGTTTTGACCACGGAGGAGTTCCAGGTTAACTTGCAAATGTGCAAGAAAGACTTTGAGCAAACCTGGCAGGCCGTAGAGATGGGTTACTCTGCATTCAAGAATGTACCCGCCTCTTTCACTGACTTTATCGTTGCTTACGCAGCCGAGAAAGTTGCTGCTCGTATCGAGCAAAACATCTGGGCAGGCGTTAACGCTTCTGCTGGCCAGTTTGACGGTTTCCAAACTTTGTTCGCCGCTGATGGTGATGTTATCGACGTAACTGCTACGACTGTTACCGCTGCTAACGTAATCGCTGAATTGGGTAAGGTTGTAGACGCTATCCCTTCTACTTTGTACGGTAAGCAGGATTTGACTATCTACGTTCCCCAGAACGTCGCTAAGGCCTATGTACGTGCCTTGGGTGGCTTTGCTGCCGCTGGAGTAGGTGCTAACGGTGTTGACAACAAAGGTACTATGTGGTACGGTTCACAAGACTTGTACTTTGATGGTATCAGGGTTGCTCTTGCCGAAGGTTTATCTTCTAACAAAATGGTGGCTGCACAGAAATCAAACTTGTTTTTCGGAACTGGCTTGTTGAGCGATAAAAACGAGGTTCGCTTGATTGATATGGCTGACATCGACGGAAGCCAAAACTTCCGCTTGATTATGCGTATGTCCGCTGGTATCCAGTACGGCATCGGTAGCGACATCGTTTACTACGGAGCTTAATCTTTCTTAAAAATCCTGATAGGGGTGGTGGTGTAATGACGCCCCACCCCTTTCTTTTTTAACTTACTAAATACAAATAAAATGGCTTGTGCATTATCCCTTGGCCGCATTGAACCTTGCAAGGACGTTGTAGGTGGTTTGAATGCGGTTTACTTTTTGAACTACGCAAACTTGACGGTTACTTACGATGCAACCAACACGGACGCTATTGACGTTCTGGGAAGCGGGTTGACCGCTTACAAATACGACTTGAAAGGAACCTCCTCTTTTGAGCAGGCCGTAACCTCAAGCCGTGATAACGGAACCACGTTCTTTGACCAAACCTTGAACTTGACCTTGCACAAATTGAGCAAGCAATCTAACAAGGAAATCAAATTGATGGCCTACGGACGTCCGATTGTAATCGTTGAAGACCGCAACAGTAACTTCTTCGTTGCTGGCTTGGAACACGGTTGCGAAGTAACTGGAGGAACGATTGTAACGGGTGCTGCTATGGGCGATATGAGTGGTTACACTTTGACGCTTAACGGACAAGAGGCGGTTCCTGCTAACTTCTTAGACGGCACTTTGGCTGCTGCTGGAATTTCTACTATCGTTGTAGGTACAGATTTTTAATATACCTTTGACAAATGGAAAATGCGTTGAAGATTATGAACGAGATGAACTCTCGTAAGGTAGAATTAGCAGCAATCAAACCGGCACAAGCGTTGGTTTCATTGAAGAAGATTGATGACGAACTTCGCTCTATGGAGAGCACCATCAACTCAGCACAGCAGAAGTTTTTGCAGGCGGTAAAATCAGCAGAAGCAAGAGTAGATGCAATCGATAGCGATTTGTCTTTTACTATTGCAGACGCAAAGCAATTAGGCATTACTGACTATAACCAAATCCCAGATATGGGCGATTCCATTAAATTGATTCAGCGTTTGAGTCAAGTTATTAATGGTATGCGTAAAATGTACGGAGGCCAGTAAAATAAATAATTAAACTTCAGAAAGGCCACCTTCGGGTGGCTTTTTTGTTTGTAAGAAAAACAAAACGTCCGACTTGAGTTAATTAGAGGATGAACATTTTAACTACAAGCGCCACGGCGCAGAATTTACAAATCATCCCTCGCTCGTTTCCTGCTTCTGTATCGGCACGGTTAACGAATGAATCTACCAATACCACCCAGACGCAAACAATCGCACCAACAAGCGCAAACGGGTATATGACCTTGAATGCTGCTTGGACTTTGAAGGCGGCAAACTTTTACCTATTAGAGGTGTTTAGTGGCGTAAATTTGATATACAGAGGCCGGGTATTCTGCACCGACCAAACCAATTTCGAGAAGTTCACCGTGAATGCCGGGGTGTACGACCAAGAAACCGCAGGAGATAATACGTTCGTAATTATATGAGCAACATAAGATTTATGGCCTTAAATTCCTACGTTAAGCCGCAGGTAAAGGAGGTTAGTGGAAAGCAATGGATTGAGTACGGAGACGATAACAATTATTTCCAGTACCTTATCGACCGATATAACGGAAGCCCTACCAATAACGCAATCATTAACGGCGTTATCGATATGATTTTCGGCAAGGGACTGGCTGCAACAGACGCATCCCAGAAGCCCGACGAGTACGCAATGATGATGTCGCTATTCACTAAGAATTGCGTTAAGAAGGTTGTTAGCGATTTCAAGATGATGGGCAACGCTGCCTTTCAAGTTATCTACAACCAAGACCATTCAAAGGTCGTAAAGATTGAGCATATCCCCGTTGAGACCCTGCGTGCTGAAAAATGCAACGAGGAAGGTTTTATCCCTGCTTATTACTACGCAAAGAACTGGGATAGGGTCGCACAACGTAAAGAGGTTCCGGTACGCATTGATGCTTACGGAATGTCTAAGAGCGGTATCGAAATTCTTTATATCAAGCCCTACAAAGCAGGATACTATTACTACGCCCCAACGGACTACCAAGGTTCCTTGCCTTACGCAGAGCTGGAGGAAGAAGTAGCCAATTACCATATCAGCAACATTAAGAACGGGCTGGCTCCGTCTATGCTGATTAACTTTAATAACGGAACACCTACCGAGGACGAGCAAACCTTAATTGAGGCACGTATTGCGGATAAGTTTTCCGGTAGCTCGAATGCTGGCCGTTTTATCTTGGCTTTCAACGATAACAAGGAACTTGCGGCAACAATCGAACCCGTACAATTATCGGACGCAAGCGAGCAGTACCAGTTCCTTTCCTCGGAATGTACGCAAAAGATTATGGTTGGCCACCGGGTAACGTCCCCAATGCTTTTAGGCATTAAGGATAGCAGCGGACTGGGTAATAACGCCGACGAGTTAAAGACGGCTTCTATCTTGTTCGATAACGTGGTTATTAGACCATTACAGGAGATTATTCTCGATGCAATAGACCAAGTGCTATCTTTTAACGGGGCGGCCTTAAACATCTATTTTAAGACGTTACAGCCGTTAGAGTTTAAGGAGGAAATTGTTGCTCCTTCCGAGGTCGTGGAGGAATCTACCGGGGTAGAGGATAGCGGTATCGCAATGTCTGCCGACGTTAGCGACGAAGTTCTAAATGAAATGTTTGAAACGCTAAACGGTTTCGGCGAAGACGAGGACTTGGATAACTGGGAATTGGTAGACGAACGTGCCGTTGACTATGAGCAAGAGGAGTATTTAGATTCTATTTTGCAGTTTGCTAAGAGTCCAAAAGTAAAGACCGGTGAGGCGTTCCCAAACGCAAAGTCAGACCAAGACGGTGAAACCAAAGACGGACGAAAGTATAAAATTCGTTACTCCTACGCCCCCGGAACAACCAAGACCAATAGCCGTGAGTTTTGTAAGCTAATGGTAAAGAAAAATAAGGTCTACCGCAAGGAGGACATTGTCCGAATGAAAGACCAGGTGGTAAATGAAGTTTCCAAAAACGGAAAGGGTTTTGGCCCCCGTGGTGCAGAAACATACGATATTTGGTTATACAAAGGAGGCGCAAGGTGCCATCACTTCTGGATGCGTAAGACCTACCTGGCAAAAGTCGAGGGCGTAACTCCAGACGCTAAAAACCCGAATGCAGATATTTCTGTAAACCAAGCACGTAAGGCAGGCGTAAAGCCAGAGACGAACAACGAAAAGGTTGCAAAGCGTCCCGTGGATATGCCCAATGAAGGATTCTTAAAACCTCGTAAATAATGGCCACGGCTCTCTTTATCAAGCGTGAGGATATTGTACGCAATACGGTTATTTCCGGCAACGTCGATACGGATAAGTTTATCCAATTTATCAAAATTGCCCAAGAAATTCACGTCCAGAATTACACGGGTACAAAGTTGTACGATAAGATTTCCTCGGATATTATCGCTAACACGCTTGCGGGTAATTACCTATCCCTTGTAACGGACTATATCCAGCCAATGCTTATTCACTTTGCGATGGTGGAATACTTGCCGTTTGCCGCTTACACGGTTGCTAACGGAGGTGTGTACAAGCATACGAGCGAGAACGCCACAAACGTAG